GTCGAAGCAAATGGTTTGGAAAAATTCGATGAGAATCGCAAATGATTACTGAGTTCTTAAGCAAAATCAGACAAAATGGAGTTGCGTCTTCGGCAAGGTTTGTTTGTCAAATAACTCCACCTCTTGGCGTCAGCCTTCCAGACGATACTAGATTCTCAATTGAGTCAACGGAATTTCCTGCTCAGAGAATAGAAACGAAAGAATATCGGTCTTACGGAATCCCATATAAATTTGCATATCAGAGATCAAACGACGACTTGAATATCACATTTAGATGTTCCGATAGCATGATCGAAAAAACAATTTTCGATACATGGTTGGGAATAATCTATAACAATGATACTGGTAACGTAAAATATAGGCTTTCAGCAGTTGGAACGATCAATATCTATCAAATTGGATGGAATGGTCAATCTCCATATTCTGTTGAAATCTCAGAAGCATTGCCCATTTCAGTTTCCGATTTAAGCCTTGATTGGGGGTCTCAATCTACTTACCATAAATTTACAGTTTCATTTTCATATAATACATGGAAAGCCGTTATTAAGCCAAATGTAATGTTTTTCGGAACAGATATTCCATCTAATCAGACTGGTGCGTATCTACCAGTCACAAGAAATGAACTTAGGGACATTGCTCAACAAAGCAACAATCAACCCCAAAACCAAATTTTGTTAAGTTCATTAGCAGAATCTGGCGGGGCCATAACTACACCCCTTTCAAACCAGTTAGGGTTGCAATCTTCTTTGTTGAAATCCCCTTCAATGGATATATATGGGTCTGCTCAGAATATTTTGTTCGAAACGAGTGGAAGTTCTCCCGCTAGAAATATGATGTCGGGTGCGGTTAATTCATCGTTAGCAAATGCAACGGGAAGTGTTTCGAGTGGAGTGCAAGTTCCATCTTATTTAAATGGAATAGGTCTTCCAAGTAGAATTGGAATGCCAGATATTTTTACACAAGGGCTAAATGCAAATACGTTTACTTCATTAACTAGAGTTGTCGGCAGCACTGGTTTGACACAAAAATTCATGCGGAACCTTCCGCCCACAACTGCAACACTTTTAAACTATAGTCTAGCTAAGATTTTAGGTAGATGATTACTGACGAGAGGATTTACTAAATGTTACCAAAAATTGAAACCCCTATATACGAGACGACTCTTCCTCTAACTAAGAAGACAGTTAAATTTCGTCCATTTCTTGTAAAAGAAGAGAAAATTCTTCTGATTGCTGCCGAAAGCAAAGATGATACTGAAATTGAACTTGCGTTGAAGTCTATAGTTTCCTCATGTACATTCAACAAAGTTGACGTCGAAAAACTTCCAATTGTTGATGTCGAATTTCTTTTCATTCAAATTAGAATGAAATCTGTTGGGGAAATCAGCACGATCAATTTTGTATGTAACAATATCGTTGATGGAAAAAGATGTAAGACTTCGTTTACTAAAGATATTGATCTCGGGGACATAACAATAACCGAGGCCCCAGATACTCATATCAAACTAACAGACAATATGGGTGTCACTTTGTCTTTTCCAACATTAAATGACGTGTCGTTGAATCTGAATAAGATGGAAGATTTAGAAGAGTTCTTATTTAGACGCACGACTTTGATTTGGAAAGATAACGAAACATTTACAGAATTTACTAAACCAGAACTAATTGATTTTTACGAACAGTTCAATTCAAAACAGTTTGCTCCGATTGAGAAATTCATTTCTCAGATTCCAGTTCTTCACGAAGAAATAGAAATTGTCTGTCCAAAATGCGGGAAAAAAGAAGTCCATACATTGGAGGGACTGTCTGATTTTTTTTAATGCTCCTGTCGCATGAGAGTTTAGCAAACATGCTTCAGGTTAATTTCGTGCTAATTCAAAAACATCATTATTCGCTGACTGAGATAGAAAATCTCATTCCATGGGAACGGGATGTTTATTTGGGATTACTACAAAAAGATGTTGCGGAAGAAAACAAACGTATTGCTAAATTGCAGAGTCAAAGGAAGTAGAAATGGATTTAACTGCCGAACAACTTGCTGAATTGGGAAAGCAATTTTCAAAAAGAGCCAAGACCAACCCCATTGGGAAGGGAGCAGCGAAAGTATCCGTTATTAAAGACTTGTTTAAAAACTTGGCCAAAGAAAAAGTTTCGGGCATATTTGGCAGAATTGCTGGCCCATTTAATGCTGTTATGGATAAGGTTAAAGAGTTTCGAGATGCTGTGCACGAAAAGGAAGTCGAAGCAGCAGAGGAATATGCTAAGCAGAAACAGAAAGAGGTAAAAGAACTTGAAGACGAACTAAAGGACACTACCAAGTCCGAGGACGAAATAAAGAAAATTCAGAAGGAATTGGACGACGCAAGACAAGAAGCAAAATCTGCAAGTGATGATTTGTTTAAGATAGTTGGAGATGATTTAGAAGATTATTTAGATGAAAAGAAAAAAGAGTCTAAAGATCTTAACGACGAATTTAAACAGGCGACGAAGTTAGCAACTCAGAAAGAGAACATGCTGAAATCTCTTTCAAATCTATCCGATAAAGAACGGAAAGCACTTGAAAAAGAAGTTGATGATCTAAAGAAAGATGCAGACGAAATTGCTAAAGAAATGGCATCACTTGATACCATTTCATCAATGGGTGGTGAACTAACTGGAGAAAAAATAAAAGTCAGCAAAGTATCCCCATCTACAAATCCAACATCTGTATTACCACCATCGCCTCCGGAATCTACTGAAACAACCAGTGATTCTACTAAAACAACCAGTGATTCTACGAATGAAATAGTAAAGGCGACGGTTGACGGGTTTAAGTTAACAAACAAGAATTTAATTCAATTGCGAGATATATGGGGAGATGAAACTGCCAAAGACGACCTTTCAAAAATTGATCCGAAGATGGTTCAATATGTCACGGAGAACACTAAGCAATTCTTGCCTGAGATTATCAAGGGCATGGAAGAAGGAATCCGTCATGAAATGGAAGAGATTAGAAAGACCGATCCATCTTCCACAAAAGAATTAGAGAAGATTTTTCAAGAGATTGTTAAAACAAATGAGATTTCTTCGACAGAAACTAAGCTAATTGAGAAGCAAACAAGTTTAGCCGAACAGGCGGCCGATGACACGAAGATGGTCAGACAAGACCAAAAACAATCAGAATCTCTCCGAAGAATGGAGTTGAAAGAGAATTCGAATGAGTCTTTGACGAAAACAAGTCATCCTTCTACCAATGCTAAAGCAGTGACGCCATTGGCACCAACTTCGGGATCGGGTGAAGGAAAGACAGGGATTCTTGGAACTCTTGCTGGGTTAGCAATGGAAAGATTTATGCCAGCAAAAACTATTCTTTCCAAAGGTGGCGGTCTACTTAAGAATGCCGGTGGCGGTCTACTTAAGAATGCCGGTGGCGGTCTACTTAAGAATGCCGGTGGTCTACTTAAGAATGCTGGTGGTGCTATTCTTTCCAAAGGTGGTGGCCTGTTAGATGGAATTTTGCCGAGTCTTGGTGGCGCAGTGGGCGGGCTTGGAGGCCTAGCCGCTGGAGCAATGAAATTAGCTGGACCAGCAGCACTTGCTCTTGGAATTGGAAAAGGACTATTTGATTATTCGAACGAATCAGAAGATGAGACAAAAGCAAGAGGTGGCGATGGGTTATCTGCTTTTGGAAGAATTGGTGACTCTGTTACTGGTGGATTAGCAACCGATGCTGGAGAAAAATTAGCAGGCACATCTGCTGGAGATTTCATTGGGAAATCAATAACTAAGGTTAAATCGTTCTTTGGAGATCAAGACGCAACTGATCTCCTAGCAAGTCAAGACAAATTAGCTCAAATGAATACTCCGGAAGGAAAAGCTGCCGCCTTGGCTGCGTTTAAAGCTAATAAAGCAAAATCATTAACACCAGAATCTCCAAAGAGTGCTAATACCATCGTACCATCTTCTGATACAACTTCTCCACGAACACAAGCATTGGCTTCTGTGACAACCGAAAATCAAACTTTAAAAGAAGCCAATGCGGCGAAGCCAATAATTGTAAATGCCCCAACAACAAATAATGTCGCAAAAGGAAAATCAGCCGAAACTCAATCATTAAGTGTCGTCGGAGTGAGAAATCAAGAAGGAACACTCAGAAGGATGTTAGATCTTCAATATGCGATCTAGACTTGGAAATTTCGCCAAAATCGTTCAATCATATAAATACTTTTAACATTTTTAGCATAACCAATTCAAAAACTTAAATCTAAAGGAAATAACATGGGCAGTTTTTCATTATCGCCAGTAGTCGAAATTAAAGAGAGTGTATTATCACAGGTCGTACCAGCAGTTTCAACGTCAATCGGAGCATTTGCGGGTGATTTTGCCTGGGGTCCAGTTGATGAATGGAACATCGTCGATTCTGAAAATACATTAGTAAATCGTTTTGGCAAACCAACTGAAACTACGGCAATTGATTGGATGATCGCCGCGAGCTTCTTGGCTTATGCAACTAATCTTAAACTTGTTCGTGTAATTGGCACTGGTTCATATAATGCCGGATATCCAAGTGGCACGTACACGATTAAGAATGAAACTCAATATGAAATGTCTCCGCCACTTACTGCTAACTATGTAGCAAAATATCCAGGGGTTCTTGGTAATTCGTTAAAAGTTTCAATGGCAGATAGTTCAAATTTCAATACTTGGCCCTATCGTTCGGAGTTTGGCACTGCAACAACCATTGGAATTGTTGGAACAACCACTAATGCTAGTACGTCAATTACTGCTATTCCAGCCACCGTCATTTCAAATATTGTAGTAGGTAGCGTAGTTACTGGAACAGGGATTCCTGCAAATACCACTGTTGTTTCGGTAAATGTTGCTAACACAAGTATGGTAATTTCGAATGCTGCAACTGCTACCGGAACTTCGGTTGCACTTAGCATCGTCTATTATAGCGGAACCCCAGGAACGACTAAATTTGTTTCTGATGCTGGTGGGTCGAACGACGAAATGCACATCGTAGTTGTTGACGAAGATGGACTTTGGACTGGTGTTGCTGGAACGGTTCTTGAAAGATATACTGGAGTTTCTAAAGCTGTTGATGCTAAAGACTTCGACAACATGAGCAATTATTATGTCACCGTTCTAAATCGTGGTTCTTCTTATGTTTGGTTTGGTGGTCTTCATGTTGTTGCTGGTTGGGCAAGTGCGGCTTCTAATTCGACCTTTGCTTCCATCGGTGCTGCAACTGCTACTTTTTCTTTGGTAGGTGGAACATCAGTTGCTCCAACTGTGTCCCAAAAGATTGCTGGTTATAGTTTCTTTAGTAACCCAGATGAAGTTGATGTTTCTCTAATCATTGGTGCGGGTTTTATGGATTCAAGTTCACAAACACTCGCAAATCAATATGTCATTCAAAATATTGCGGCTGTTCGTCGTGACTGTGTTGCATTCGTTTCTCCACCGGGTGAATCAGTTATCAATAATCCAACCAACGAAATTTCTGCAATCATCAATCATAGAAACCAACTTCCAGGCACTTCTACAATCGGAACTTATGGATTTATGGATTCTGGTTGGAAAATGATGTATGATCGGTATAACGACAAATTCCGTTGGGTTCCATTGTGTGGTGACATGGCTGGATTATGCGCATATACTGATCTGGTCGCAGACCCATGGTTTGCTCCAGGTGGCTTTAATCGCGGCGGTCTTAAGAACGTAGTAAAATTGGCATATAATCCAAAAACAAAAGCAGAGCGTGATACGCTGGCTCAAATGCAAGTGAACTGTGTTGTAAACTTTGCTGGGTTTGGTCCAGTTCTTTATGACAACCTAACACTACAACAACAAAAAGATGCATTTGCTGACCTTAACGTCCGTCGGTTGTTTATTACGATGGAGAAGGCTATTTCTACCTATGCGAAGTTCCTATTGTTCGAATTCAACGATGTGTTTACTCGTACTCGTTTCGTGAATCAAGTGTCGCCATATTTACGCGACATTCAAGGTCGCCGTGGCATCACTGATTTCAAGGTGATTGCAGATGAAACAGTCAACACTCCAGTTGTAATTGAGAATAATCAATTCGTTGGTAAGATTCTTGTTAAGCCAGCAAGAGCAATTCGTGTTATCACTCTAAACTTCGTTGCTGCTGCTCAAGGTGTTAGCTTCGACGAACAAGCCTAAATCAAATGGGGAGGAAACTCCCCATAAATAATTAAAAATATTTGGAGAAATAAAAGATGTCAGCTGCTTCAATTAACGACTTTAAAGCACAGTTCTTAGGCGGTGCAAGACCAAACTTGTACCAAGTGATTCAACCGTTTCCGTTGCTTCTTGGCGTTCCAGTCGCAACCGAAAAGTTAAAATTCTTTTGTAAAGGATTTGAACTTCCAGGTATCAGCACAAACCCCATTGAAGTTCCATATATGGGGCGTCAGTTGAAGGTTGCTGGTGACAGAACGTTCGACGATGTAACGATGACTGTTATTAACGATTTGGATTTTACTATTCGAAATACGTTTGAACGTTGGTCAAACCTTATCAATGGTCATGAAAGGAACCAAGGTACGCTAAATCCAGCTGACTATCAGGTTGACACGGTAGTGAACCAGCTAGATAGAGATGGAAATATTTTGAAATCTTATATCTTAATCGGTACATTTCCAACTAGCATTTCTAATATTGATCTAGCATACGATAGCAACGATGCAGTGGAGGAATTTACTATTTCCTTGGCCTTCCAGTACTGGATTGATCCAATCAATGGTATTGTTTAAGTTGATGTGAGTAAGAATATTCTGCCCAACACCTAAATGAGTTGGGCAGAATTCCAAAGAGAATGGGGAACGTATGAAAATATTTGGATTTGACCTCTTTAAAAAAGAAGAAAAGGCTTTAGATGAGCCGTTGAAATCTCCTATTGCCGACATGGAGGCAGAGGAAGGTTACTTCATTGAAACGGCTGGGTTGCGTGATGGAATAACTGACATGACCGATTCTTCTTCGATGAGGGAGAATGATCTAATAAATCAATATCGGTCGCTTTCTCTATTGCCAGAAGTTGATAGAGCAATCTCAGAAATTGTAAATGAACTGTTAGTTATAAACCCATCCTCAGACTTTCCTATCTCCATTGATATCGAAGGAAAAGATATTGCAGCAGGTATTAAGAAAAAGATAATCGAAGAGTTCAAATCCGTTCAACGGATAATGGACTTTAAGCGCAATGGAAATAATATTCTCCGTCGTTTTTATATAGATGGAAGAATTCGGTTTCATCTTGTTGTCGATGATAAAGCAAAGAAAGAC